AACGAAGGTTCAGGTGCTCCTACTGTACACGAGATTTTTACAAAAATCAATAACGCAAAAGACAAGACAGGTAAGATTGCTATTTTAAAGCAATTTGACAATCAGGCAATGAGGCAATTATTAAAAGCTGCTTTTGATCCTAAAATCAAATTTGATCTACCTGAAGGCAATCCACCTTATATTAAGAATGAGGCACCTGCTGGTACTGAACATACAAGTTTAGCGGCAGAGGCAAAGAAACTATATCATTTTGTAGTTGGTGGAAACAATAGTATAAACAAATTAAAAAAAGAAACTATGTTTATACAGATGTTAGAAGGTCTACAAGAAGATGACGCTGAGGTTCTAATGTCAATCAAAAACAAAAACCTTAATAATACATACAAAGGTTTAACAGCAAATCTAGTTAAAGAAACATTTAACTGGACAGACGATTATACTAGAATCGACTAGTAAAACCACACATTTATAGGGGTGTTCACGCTTTGTTCTCATAGCACACCCCTAAAACTCAATAAAATCAACACTTTTTATCGCTTGACTTTCTTCTATAAGTCTGATACTATAAATATATGAGAAAACAATTATTATATCTATTTTTAGCGTTTGTATATATCTGGTCGTGGAGTATATTTAATGCTTTAAAAGCAGATGAGAGAGTTATAAACACGACAGGTCATATTATCGTAGAGACCGTTAAGGGTACTGATATAGACCAAATGAAAGTTTTAGAAAGTGAACTAGAACATTTAGGTCATAAATTTGCTTTGGAATTTATTCCAATTATTGAGGCATATTTACCTTACATTATGGACAGAATGATGGCAGATTTGAGGTTGAGTTTAGATAAACAAAAGAAATGTTTATTGCTTAAAGACTCTAAAATCAAAGATAAGGATTGTCAATGATAGAATTTTTTAACAGCATACCGTTAGAATTAAAAGTTATAATTTTATCGTGTATAACAATGGGAATTATACAGCATTACAATGACTATAAAGAAAAAACCAAACACAAGAAATATGAGAGTTAAGAAGGTTCTAAAGCGTGAGCTTGCTAGCAATAACAAATACAAAACTACTTACAAAGATATTAAAAAGTATTTTGCTATGCTTAACAAAACAATATTCAAAAGTGTATTGCAACCTTTTAACGATATACAACTAAAAGATTTAAAGTGGCAAAGGTGTTATGGTCAAGTTATACTATGGGAATGGAAAGGCAAAGGTACTGTTCAATTTCATTTACAGATGTTACCAAAATACAGAAATAAAAAAGAGTTTGTGGAAACACTAGCACACGAAATGATTCACCTATATCAAATGCTACATAAAAATGATACAGGAAATCACAATAAACTATTTTATTCGTTTAGACCAAAGTTAAACAAAATTGGTTTAGACTTATAAACAACTGAAAGATATATTATGGCGAGAAAAGTGAAAGAGTTAGACCCCTATATCAAGGCAAGAGTAGGTGAGGCAATAATCAAGTTAAGTGAGTTAGTAAAACAATCTAATTTACCAGGTACAAGTAAACTATACTACACAGGACAATGGGCAAAAGATGTTTACGATAACTTTACAAATAAACAGGCGGCTGTAATCTTCAGCAAAGTAAGAAAGTTAGAAAGAGAATCAAATTTGACTTTTTATCAATCAAAACTAGAAACATTTAAAGACCACGATCAAGTAGAGTGGGTAGGATATGACTATTATGCCAAAAAAAATTAATTGGGACAATCTATTAGATAAAGCCTGGATGTACACAAAAATATTTTTTGTGTCAGGTATCGTATGTGCTATGGCGTTTGCTTGGGGTACTTGGTATCCTAATAAATGGTCAAAGGCAAAAGTAAATGGTGAACTAGAACATTTTTACCTAGAAAAAATTAAAGATTTAGATTTAAGAGAACCTGAATTTAGTTATAATGATGATATGCAATTTGTAAGAGCAATGCACAAGTGCATAGATTATATTAACTTCACAACACCTAAAGACAAGAGAGTGCCTTGGGAAATGGTTATAGGTCAGGCAGCGTTAGAGTCTGGTTGGGGTAAGAGTAGATTTGCAACCGAGGGTAATAATCTATTCGGTATTAGAACCTTTACTAAAACAACGCCACACTTATTACTAGTAGGTGTAACTGAATGGCCAGGTTGGGGTGTAAGAAAGTTTAGTAGTAAATGTGATAGTGTAAAAGAATATTTTAGATTATTAAATGAACACCGTGCTTACAAAAACTTTAGAACTAAAAGACAAGTGATGTTAGAAAGTAATAAACCACTTGATTCAATTGTATTAATCAAAACTTTAGATAAGTTTTCAACTACAAAAGATTATGATAAGAGAGTCATAAGAATGATTAATAAGATCAAAAAATTAGAAACTAAATAATCAGATGTTTTTAACACTATTAACTTTTATATCAGCGATTAGTATATCTGTAATAGCGGCAGGTTATTCTATTATAGGACTAGCAACTTTGTTTGCTGGTGCAACTACAGCCATTATTGCAATGGGTGGGGCATTAGAAGTAGGTAAGTTAGTAGCAGCCAGTTGGTTATATAATAATTGGCGCTCAGATGTACCTAGACTTTTAAAGGCATATTTGTTTATAGCAATTATAGTATTAGTATTCATAACCTCTATGGGTATCTTTGGTTTTCTATCAAAGGCACACCTAGATCAAGTTAAACCTACATCAAGTAATAATATTAAAATAGAACTAATAGACAATCAAATTATATCACAAGAAAAAATTATAGAGAGATCACAAAATACCTTAACCTTATTAGACAAGGCATTAGAAGTCTATATAGACAAAGAATATGTGACCCGAGGTTTAAAAGAGCGTAAGAAACAAAAACCTGAAAGGGACGCATTGACACTTGCTATAAACGAGGCGAGTGATAAGATTACTGAACTATCCGACAAGAGAGGTAGTTTAAAACTAGAACAAGATAAGATAGAGGCAGAGGTAGGACCTATCAAGTATATTGCTGAATTGATATATGGTGATGACGCAAAGGACTATTTTGACCACGCTGTTAGAATTGTAATACTGATATTAATATTTGTATTTGATCCTCTTGCAGTATTACTATTGATTGCTGCTAACATATCATTAAGACAATGGAGATTGGCGAGAAATGAAAAACAAAAAATTAAAGAAGACGAAGATAAAGAGAACAAAAAGCAAAAGGACTGGCAGAAGGAAGCTGTTAATGCAAAAGCTAGGGCGAAAGACTACCGAGATAAGCAAAGAATTTACAAAGATTTTTTTGGAAAACTAGGTAAGAGAACTTTAAACAATAGAGATTACGAAGATTTTTTTGCTAAAATGGGAACTGAAGAATTGAAAAACTTAGGACTTGATCCAGATGAGATAAGACTAAAAATGGATCAGATAATGGAGTGGAATGCGAATAGTAATACTGATAACAAGTAGTTTACTTTTAAACGCCTGTGCTGTTGCACCCTCTTGGTTAGCGACTTCAGGTGGTGCTTATTCAGAATACAAAGTAATATCAGCTGCCAAGACTGGTATAGACCTGAGTCTATCAGCAAACGATTTACCTACTACAAATGACTATGCTTTATCGCAGATAACAGGATATGATTGTAGAATTAAGAGAGGTCTAACGGAAGGCGTTGAATATATGTGTAAATCCGTTGATATTAAACCACCTAAAAAGCCGAATGAGCTTGACAAACCCGACAAAAAGTGATAATATATACTATATGATTACAAGTGAAGATATGAAAAGACTAGAAACTATTGATACTAAAAAACATAGACTAGACAATTTAGCAAAGGCGTGTGCTGACGCTAAATCAGATGAAATGAAATCTATGTGGTATATGAAATTAAAACAATTAGCAAAAGAATATAATATGATGGATTACTTTGGGAGGCTGATACACTAATGAATATATTTTACCTAGACAAAAATCCTAATACTGCTGCCAAGATGATGTGTGATAAACATATTATCAAAATGATACTAGAGTCTGCTCAAATGCTATGTACTGCTAAAAGAGTATTAGACGGCAAACTATATATGGCAAAGACCAAGAACGGCAGAAATATTAAAAGATGGCGATTAGATAATGATAACGAAGAAGCAACTATCTACAAAGCAGGTTGGCTAGGTCACCCTAGTACACAATGGGTTCTAAAGTCTGCTTACAATTACAACTGGCTATATAACCATATGATTGCTCTGAATGAAGAATACAAATTAAGATGGCAAAAAACTAAAAATCATATATCAATAG